ATTTGTCGCCAATTTTGATTTTTAACTTTTCAAAAATGCCTTTATTAGCTTCTACAACAAATTTGACTTGGTCATTTTTTGGTGAAACAGATTTAGGGCTTTGTTTTTCTAAGTCTTGGAAGTCAACTATTTCATGTTTATCATTTAAAAAAGCTAAAGATAAAGAAAAGTCAACATCTTTATTCCAGAATGAATGACAACCCCTATTTGGGAATATAAAATAAACTACTTCGTATTCTTTTAAGGGTTTTGCAAACATCAAGCCTTTAGCTCTACTTTTGTCATCATTTGCAATAAATCTTATATCGAATTCTTCACGGAATTCGTCATCAGTGAGTCAAGAAGCTACTTTTACGAATTTAGAATTAGAAACTTTAACAGTTCTTGCTTCATTTAAATCAAACTTGTCTTTAGTTCTTGATTTTCTAAATTCATTAGTAGTATCTGTGCTTAAATAATGGTCTCTGAGTGCAAGTTTGGCTCTGTCTGTAAGTTCTACTGATCTACCATTTCCATGAAGTAATCCAGCTGTTTTAAGGGCTAAAAGATCATTGTCTGAAATATTGGATGGAACAGTGCAGATTTTGCCATCTTTGTGATTCATAATTGTGTTAGCAGCAGTGACAACTTCATTGATATTTTGATCAATTGTTTTCAGAAGTTGGATATATTTATCACCAACTTTTATTGATGCTTCTTTGACAGTTGGAGCTAATCCTAACATTTGGATTTGAATTGAAGAAAGACCAAGACCTTCCATTGAAGGACCATCAAAAATCTCTGCATGCAAATCTAATGAATGAACTGGCTTAATAGGTATAGGCATAATATTTTTCCTTATCTTCTTGGAACTTGTGGGAATGGATTGTTTTCGTAGGCTTCTTCCCAAGTAAAAGAACTCAAGTCTCCTCCGGCCATTGAAGGACTGGAAGCTACATTACCTGGGTCAATAAAAGCTGGCCCTGGAACACTGTCAGGGCCATTCAATAAGCCCTCTTGGTTTGGACCATCAGCTTCTCCACCTAAATCGTAATATTCTGGTTTTCTTAAGTTAGGTTTCTTGGTACGATAATTGAATTCATTTTCATCAAGTTCTTGTTGTATTAGGTCCATCTCGTAGTATTGAACTGATGGATTTTTTTCATTACCATTGGGTCCATACTGAGATACTTTCAAGAATATTTCATCAGCTGCTTTGTATTTGCCAAGTCTGTCAAGTTTTTGTGCAGTTGATAAAATCTTTCTTATAAATATTGAATTCATAATTTTTCAGTTATGGAATTTAAGGGTTAAAACCTGCAAATTCTTTTTTCAAAGCTGCTAAAGCATTACCTATAGACATATCCATATCGTAATATCTGTAGTTGCCTAATCTACCGCCAATGATGATATTCTTGAAGCTTTCTGAATAATCTTTATATTTTTTATAAACGAGATTGTTTGATTCATCATTAATGGGATAATAAGGTTCATTAGTTTTGTCATAAGTCTTAGAATATTCATAACTAACATAGTCGATGTCAGATTTACCAAAACTAAAATATTTATGTTGTATTACTCTTGTATGAGATTCATTCAAAGAGGGATAATTTACAACCGCACAACCTTGATAATCTTTACTGACAATTTCTTTATGTTTAAATTCAAGAGATCTATATTCCAAATCGCCAAACATATAATTGAAAAAACTATCTATAGGGCCAGAATAAACTACCTTATTCGCTATTTTGTCAAAGTATTCTCTGTTACTGAAATAATCAGTATCTAAACTAACTTCTATGTCTTTTAGCAACTTTTCAAAAATAGGTGTGTAGCCATCAACTGGAATACCCTCATAAATATCTGTATCTGGGTAATATCTATCACTGAAATTAAGCCTAATCGGTAGCCTTTTAATGATAGATGATGGGAGCAGTTTTGGATCTCTTCCCCATTGTTTAGTTGTGTATCCCTTTATTAATAATTCATATAAAGTGGGACCAACTTGCGAAAGAATGAAATCTTCTAAGTTTTGAGGATTTTCGCAAGGAATTATTTCTTTATTAATTATCTTAATAGCATCAGAAGGTGTCTTAATTTCTGGCCAAATTTGATGCAAGGTTGTTAAGTTTATTGGTAAAGAGTAAAATCTGTCATGAGTGTATGCCCTTGCTCTATGACTGTAATTATTGAACTCAGTAAATTGGTTTACATAGTCCCAAATGTATTTTTGAGAAGTATGAAAAATATGAGGACCATATTTGTGAATGTGATAGTCTTGATATTTCTCTGTGTAACAATTTCCCCCAATATGAGGTCTTTTATCAATTACTAAAACTTTTTTCCCAATTTTGTTAGCTTCATAGGCAAAAATAGAGCCAAACAATCCAGCCCCAACAATTAGATAATCATATTTCATACAAATATTTTACATATTAGTATGAAAATGATGCTGGAGAGTGAGCACCAAACCACTGAGAGCCATCGTAAACTTCAGTAACATCCATAGCTTCATGGCCAATATCTTCTTCATCTTCAGCCATGTTATTTCTATCAAATAAATTCTTTGGTGTTTTATTTGGATGTAATATACCCTCTGGGCTTTTTTCTAAATTTGGTTGGTAAGGGATTGATTTTTTAGAAACATCATTTGGATTAATGTGAGTTGGTAAAGTATCTGGATCAGTATAATCATGCATATTGTCCTTCATTTCCAAAAGACCCTCAGTTTGTGGAGTGTATTGTTGACGTAATTTTGTGATATATTCATCAACATTGATGTCTAATACTGGAGTTCTACCTATAGGTGGAATAGTTTTTCTTGCAATGTCAAATACTGATCTTTCTTCAACATCAGGATCATTTTGCTCAGTAATTTGATCTCTTGTAACAATGATAGCTATACGTTCAAGCTGTCTGTTGGAAAGTACTGGGTGACTTCTTTCTGGTTGAATAGTATCAGGAACTTTGTCCTCGTATTCAAACACTCTTTTTTTAGAATCATCAAAGTGTCTTCTTTTAGAAAGTAACATATCAAATGAAACTAAATCTTCATCTTTCATATAAGCATTTGCTTTAAGATATTGAACACTGTATGTATCTAAGCTATTTGCATGCGCTTTGAGTTGCTCATTAAATTCATGTAATTGTGCCCTAAATCTTTCTAATCTTCTTTCTTCAGGGGTTAATATATAGTTTTTATTGCTCTCAATATCTTTATGCATGAACATGTGACGAGCTTCAATATTTTTATCTGAATCATCAAAATTAAAATCGTTTTGTCTTGCAGATTTTAAACGATCTTCAGTAGTAGCTTTTTCATCCCAGTTTTCATTGATTTGATGACCACCAGGATTCATTCCGCCTCTACCAATAGGACTACGACCTGGCGAAAAAGGTGCACCATTGCCACCTCCGCCTACACCACCAAATTGAGCAACCTTTTTTATAGACATACAATATTATTTTAAGGAATAATTATTTAAACCTTCCACCCAAACTTATCATTCGGCTTGAAGGCAATCTAACAATAATTTTATTTGTAGAGCATTCGTAAGATACAGCAGCTACAGCATCACAAATGTCATCTTTATATCCTGACAAAGATTCAATATAATATCTCTTGCCTTTCCATTTTTTCTGCAAAAATAGAAATTGTGTTTTAGCTTCTTGTATTTCATTCAATTCAATTTTATTACCGGCACTATCAAGATATGTTCCTCCTGATATGTCATAAATATCAATTCTATCTTCTCTGATTAGCTGAGATAATTCAGTGTAAATCTTCTCTTTATATTCTTTATTGAATTGCTTTTCTACAATATTGATTCCATGCGATCTTAGTTTTATTATTGAAGATTGAGAATTCCATTGATCGATAGAAACTTGAACAAACTTAAATCTCGAATGCAAATCAATTACATAATCTTCAACATCTCTCTCTGATACTGGTTGGTTCTTAGTCATAGGGTTCCAAAAATGAATATGGTCTATAACTACTCTTTTTGCGGGTTTTCTATCTGGTCCATAAACCCCTTGCATATTTTCAGTGTGCGCCACGGCTACAGCATAATAGTCAGATGTTCTTGCAGGATCTAAGTGACAAAAATATTCAAACATTTCAGTTGGACGTTCTTGTCTTCTTACCATACTCATGCTACTGAACATTCTTTGTATGGATTCTTGTGTAAACATTGGATCAGAAGATGATGCACCAAACTCAGCGCCGTATTGCATCTGAAATTCAGTTGGATTCTTCTTCTTTTCATTCTCAAGCATATCTTTTGCAATGTTTGGATTAGCGAGCCATGTTGGAAGTCTCATTACAAGAGTTGTAGGATCTTCTTGTCTATTCTCGTGCAAATCATAGAGTAAGCCAATTGGACCTTTAGGGTTGGAAAGCATCATCATCTTTCCATCTTTGCCAAATGTTGCAAGAGAAGGTTTTAGTTCGTTGTAAAGCGCATAATCCAAACCGCTATCTGGATTGTCTCCAGCCATAGCAGCAATTTCGTCCATAATTATGCACCAACAAGTAAGACCGACAAGACCAGAAGCACTTGATGAACCACATTTCAAAACTAATGAACCAGCAAAAGGATTTAAGCCTTGTGCAATTCTTCTTTCATTTTCCTTGATATCGTTTTCTGTCAAAAATCTCATTTCAAGTTCAGTATCTTTTCCAATATAGGGTTGAAAGAATGGAGATGCCAAGACTGTTTGTTTGATTTTTGAGAAGATAGCATTTTTAGCCTGTTCTTCATTTTTTGCAACATTGAGAAGAACAATTTGATCAAAGTCCATCAAGCCATATCTTGCTTGTGGATGTCCCATAGCAATAAGCCTATATAGTTCATATAGAGCAATGGCAGACACAAGGAACGATTTACCTGAACGTCTACCAAGTACTAAAACAAGTTCTTGAAACTTGAATCTCTTAGAAGTTTTATCCAGTACTTGCATTCTAAGTTTTGGATCAAATTCTTCAGAAAATAACAAATCTTTTTCTGATTGAAAACCATCAATAATAGGTCTTTCAGTCAGTCTGTCTATTAGCCTAATTGCATCAGGGTTTGTTGCATCTTCTTTTGCTTGTTCGAATCTTAATTTGCGGGTATTGTCATCGAATCTTACACATTCTAAGCAAGGGGAATTGTCAACTGAAAATAAGGATTTGACAATTTTGCCTTCTCGTTTTTTTATTGAAATATCAATTTCATTTTGTTGAACATGGTTCCAAATACAGCCGTTGCATCCAACTCTTTGTTCTTCTGGAAGATCATCAATAACAATATTGGTGCTTCCTTCTTGTCCCATATAAAAACATTTCAATATTAATCTTTGCCAGGGGTGAGGTTTCAGATTACAAAAATATGGATGTTCAATAAATGTAATTATGTCAACAATTTGATCAGGATTGAAGTTTGACTTGGTTGGTTTTACTGGCGGAGCTACTTCTGTTCTTGTAGATGGAATAATTTCATCAGCAAAGTCAGCATATCCGCTATCTTTGAAGAACTTTGATACTTCATTAGCTTGGGAAATTAATTGGCTCTTGATATCGTTTTGTTGCAGTTTTTGAGGGGTAGGTTTTCTCATTAGTTATCAGATTTAATTTTTTCTCGCAAAAGAGTAATTTCATCTCTAATAACTCTTTTGTCATCTTCAGAAGTCATTTTTTCATGAAGTTTAACCAGCACTTCAAATATATTTATTGCAAATACACCTTGATTATCTCTTGTCTCTTTAAGATAAAGAATTTTGCTGATCAGTTTTTCAACCATAGCAGCTCTTTTCAATTTCATTTCATTGTTTTTTGAACAGTCCATACCTCTGATATCGTCCAATTCAACGAGAAGAGCAGTAAGAGCTAATTGATGTTCTCTAAAAATCCATGGCTGAATAAGTTCTTCTCTTTGCTCATAATTCTTAAGGCCTGATGTAGCAATTTTCTTAAAATCACAATGGTTTTCCATGTGATTATTAATTTGCACCCAGTTTAATTTAGCATCGAAATATTTAGCAAAATAATTGATAACTGATTGTGGTTTTTTTCCACTTTCCAGAAATACATGCTCAGCTAAATCTCTGAAATGAGAAATACAAATTGTGCACCTTGGTTCTACAAATTGAGGATAAGATATATCACTCATATTGTCAGGTGGTAAAGGGATAAGAGGCCTATCACCTTCTTTGAGATCTGAAAAGTATCTTGATGGTTTAGACTTATCTTGAACTGGAATTAAAGCATCAACAATTTCTTGATTTTCTTCTGGCATATTATTGTTATACAAAGCAAAAAAAACAAGCCAAAAGAGGCTTGTTTTTTTATTGCTTATTTATATTAGTCTGTTAAAGCTCTTTTGAGTCTTGAATAAGGGGATACAGCATCAGCAGCAGCAACCATGTATTCATCTGCTAAACCAAAGTCAGCATAATTACCTTGAGTAAATTTTTGACTGGTTGAAGTAGCATTTTGAAGATCAACTTCAGATGAGCCATTTCTCATGGAAACAACATATTTATTTTTGGAAGCAGTTTTGATTTCAGCTTGTTGTGATTGAGCAACAAGAACATTGTTCAATAATGCTTCTTCAATGTATGGCTTAAGTGAAGCATGAAGATTATTAACACCTTGGGAAGAAGATTTCGCTACTTCTGCTACTCTTTGCCAAAAGCCTAAGCCTTTGTCGTCAGATTTAACTATAGCATGTGGTCCAGTGCAAAGTCTTTTTACAAACTCTCTTGAACTATATTTGGCTAATGATCTTTCGATTATCGGAGCACAATCAGAATATTTAGTAGGAACAACTGCAACTTCGATTGATTGCTTTTCTGGCTCTTGGACATCATCGTATACTTTGGATGCTACTCTATTGACAAGATCAAGATCATAATTGTCAGCGGCCAAAAGTTCAATTGTTTCTGTTTTAGAAAACCCTTGATTCTTATATTTATTGGCTTGGGAACTGGCTACAACTAATGCGCCATTCTGATTAGAGCGCAATTCGTTGCGCCAATTATAAATCATGTCATCGGATATGTTTTTTTCAACCACAGTGATTCTCCCCTTAAATAAAATGAACCCTCAGACAAATTTATAGCGTCAAAAGGGTTTTGTGTGGAACATACAATTATAATACAAATATTTATTGATAATATTCCATTATATATTTTATCACGAAACTAAGAAATCTTGTCCCAATAATTCCTTGAGTCTTTCGAGAGCTCTTGCTAATCTTTTCGAGAATGAGCTTTGATTAATTCCCAATAATTCAGCTGCTTCTTCTTGATCTAACTGCTGAAAAAAATAAAGATCAACAGCTTCTCTTTGTTTTTCATTTAATTGATCCATCGCCCAATGCAAAGCTATAACATTGTCAATTTTGTTAAATGGATCAGAATTTGATGTTTTATCAAAGATATCTTCATTGATTGGAACTGTTGATTCGTATAAATTAGAAACGTGTCTAAATAAATTTATGTCAATTCGTGTAGACAAGAAATAAGAAAAATATGTTAGATTCGGGTCATATTGATCTACAAGCTTTTTCAGAACAAAAATACATTCTTTGAAAATATCTTCTCTGTAAGCTCTAAGTTTTGGTTCTTTTGAGATACATCTACTCACCGAAGCTAAAATTAATGGCTTGTAATATTCATATAATTTAAACAATGCAGAATTATCACCATTCTGACAATTAATTACAAGCTCATTTATATCTGAGTATATATCTTCGTTCACATGGAGATTATACAGATATGAGTTTATTTAACAAAATGAATAATGCTTGATCTTTACTACCTGAATTGCGAAGATCCTTGATTGTCTCTACAATGAATACGATCATTTTTGACAAATCTACTTCAGATGGTGTCTGTTTATTCATTTGTATTTGAAGACGAATAATGTCGCTATGCTTGAAATCAGTTTGCAATTCATTCCAATCATCGCCTAAGTATTTGTTGATTATATCTTTTAAACAGATATGAAAATGAATCTTATTTACATCATATCCATATCTTTGTTTTCCACCAACAAAACTTAGTAAATAAAGTATCTGAGAAAGAGTGATAAGTAATAAAGCTTGTTCGCCTATCTTATTTACCAATTCATCAAGTTTCTCAAAACAAGAGTAGTCTTTTTGCAGTATTTTATCAATAAAAGTAAATATACTTTCTTCGTTGTTAAATACAGAGTCAGCAAAATCATCAGCGCATAATTCTTTTTTTACTGAGGACAACTTTGCAATTTCTTGTGATAGAAGATCTATATCGTAAACTAACTTTTCTTTTTTGCCACTATCTGACTTTACTTTGATTGACAAAGTTGGACAATTTGAGATAATCCAATCAATTGCATCTTGTGTAAATTTGAAATCATAGCTTTTAGAAAAATCGTTCAATTTTCTTCTTAAGACTTGAGTATCACCAAGAAGTGGATAAGAAAAATCAAATATTTTTCCTGATTTCTTAATCTTCGAAATAAAACCTAATCTACCATCAAAGCTATCATCGTCAAAGAATAATGAATATTGACAATTGTTAGTATTACCAATGAGCTTAATTTCATCATTGGTAGGATTCATCACTAAAAATATTTTATTGGAGTCAAAAAACCTGGAGTAGCTCTTTATTTGATTTTCAACTTTATCAACAGTGATTATTTGAAAACCTGGATAATTTTGCTTTAGGTAATCTGTAGTTTTATTTTTTGACCCAATAAATATTGAGTTATCAATTAGATTGTTCAAAGCTACTCCATAGGGAACATTAAATGCTTGAAATTAAGATCTTCAACTATGCAGATAGTGTATCCATTGTAATCATAAAACGACAATATTGTATCGTCTTTATTGATGATATCCAGGACCTTAATAAAGTGATTTACAAGATAAGACGCTTCAAATTCAACAATATCTTCTGATAGTTGAATCTTGTCAATAACAGCTCCTTTTTCATTATTAGAGCTTGAAAAAATCAGTTGACTACCTGAGCTCTTCATAAAGAAATTATGGTTGCTACTAATACTTGATATAAACCTCAAAGACTTTAAGATGTCATTCTTGTTGATTTCAAAACTTGTGATAAGTTCAGAGTTGTCAAAAAATTGATTGAAGGTATTGTATACACTTTGATGGGTATTGTTTTCAATGGCACATGAAAAGCCACCATTTTCCCATAAAATATAAAACTTACCTTTATGAACAGTGTATTTACTGGAAGTCTTGGATATGAACTCTTTCATCAATTCTGCTTGAGCTTTTGATATTAAGAAAGAGTTGTCGCCATCATATTTTTCGCCAAACATAGAAATTCTATGCTTGTCTGAAGATTGAGAATTAAAATTATTATCTTTGATGAAAAACATAATTGATGTATATGGGTATTCATCATAATCTGGTGCGCAAGAAAATGAAGAATACTTGATAGCATTTAGTAAATTATTCACATCAAGGTCTAAGAATGTATTATTGTCTAAAAGAAATAAATCTTGAAAATTGATATTTTCAGACTCAACATTTGAGGTCTTAAGTGAAACTCTGGTCTTTTTATTTCCAAATACCAACTGGTTTTCATCAAACAAAATACTGAATTGAATTTCATTAGATGGAAAATTAGATAGTGCGTTGGTAAATGAACTTGCATCTACAGCAAAGCTTCTAAAATCATCTTCAACTTCACAAATATAGCTGTAAGCAGAAGATATTCCATTAGAAATGTAAATATAAAGCTTGTTATCAATTGTATGAAAAATCAAACTTTCACTTGATACAGTCTTATTTTCACGAGTAGCAAGCTTCAGTTTTTCGATTTTATTGAATAACTGAAACTTGTGCAGGTGTTCTAATTTGTCAAGTTTAAATTTCAATGCAGTTGCCCTTGAAATTGGACCAATGTGCCAGGAAGAACATTTCCAATTTCTTTACGAATATTATTTACAAATGTATCTTCATTTGCGCAAGAAGTCAACAGATTGTCCTTGTAATAATTCCAAGCACAATCTACTTGCCGAAGCACATCCATTTTGTTGATGATTAGCTTTGTAACACCATTCATTTGACAAGCAGTAATTACTTCATCAAGATTTAACCAGTTTATTTGTCTTGGTCGTCCTGTAGTGGCTCCGTACTCTTGACCAATCTCACGCAATTGTTCAAATCTGTCGTCGTGCATTTGTTGGTATTCTTTGGCTCCAACATAGGTAGAATAACACTTGATAACCCCGACAACATTCCATATTTGCTGATAATTGAAACCATTATTTAATACTGCTCCTACTCCGGTGTTTGATGATGTGACATAAGGATAATCGCCAAAGTCAATGTCAAGCCAATAACCTTGAGCACCTTCAGCTAAAAACTTCTTTGGGGAAGAATGGATAAGACTATACATATCAACGAGATATGATTTTAATTCTGAAACATCTTTAGCACGAAGACCTGTACGACCAACTTTGTCTTTATAACAAGGGCCATTTCCAGTGCGAGTTGTTCCAATAGTTGTATCTTTGGAATCTTCGTCAATGTGATCTTGGGTAATTATATGTGCGTTTTCTGCAATTTTTAAAAGCGTTGTGTCAAATCCAAGTCCTTCAAGATACGCAAGTTCGTCAAATAATTTTTGCGTATTGATAACACAACCATTACCAATGACACTATGAATGCCATGCAGAATACCACAAGGAACAAGATGTGTAACAATTTTCTCTCCATTGAGGTAAATTGTATGACCAGCATTTCCGCCTCCATTGAAGCGTACAACGTAATCATATTCACCAGATGCAGCCATTTGATTGGCTATTTTACCTTTGCCTTCATCGCCATACTGCATACCGATAACTACATCAACAATTGAAGTTTCCATATGCACATTCTACTCTATTGTAGAATTGTTGGCAATGTTATTCTTGGGGTTTTTTGTCTAACGGAGCAAACTCTTCTTTTTTAAATTGAATGTAGACTTCGTTTGCTTTTTTTCTTATTCTTGTCAAAGCATTATCCACACATTTGGCAGGAACGCTTAATGTAATAGATATTTCTTTATATGAAGAATTAGTACCATATTCACTAAAGATTTCAGCTTCTAATGGTGTTAGTTTTTCAAGAAGTTTTTTAGTATTTAAATCAAATTCTTCTCTGATTATAATATCTTCTACTAAATTAACTTCAGGGGATTCATCATAAGGATTTTGCTTATCAGGAATAAAATCTGCTAAAGTTTGTAAATTTCCATCATCCCCAAGAATGATAGGAGCATCTAAAGAAATTGAATCATTCAGCACTGAATTTTTCATTCTTTTAGCAGATGAAATGGCAGTGGCAAGGTGTCTTTTGCAAACAAGATTTACACAAAAATTCTTAAATGAAGTGTCCTTGGTGCAATCATAAGAGTTTACAGCTTTGAAAACTCCAAGACGTAATTCTTGCATTACATCTTCACGATCACCACCAAGGATAAAATAATGACCGGCAATCTTACGTAGATCACCATCAACCATCTTAAGCAGTTGCTTAAATGATTTTTCGTCACCCTTTTTAGCTTTATTTACTAATCTAACAATTTTTGGATCTTCGGTTGCCATATTGCCAATACCGAAGGCAGTAATCTATTTTTTATCATTTACGCTTGAATTTGCGTACCAATCAATAATTTTGAGTAACCCAGTCATTGCGACAAGATCCTCTGATACAGTTTGCCTTATATTACAGGTTATGTTATACAACTGTTCTGTTATTTCAACAATTTTCATTGTATTTACATTCTTGGCAATATTTTCTATGTCAGGATCTCTATCAACCTTCTTAATTTTCAACGCAACATATCTAAAAGCATCCATAAATATAGTAGAAGTCTCTAAAATTAAGCTATTTATATCTCTTCCCTCTAATTTTGACGCTTCAATTATTCTACAAGCTTCACTTCTGTTGCAATTTACAATTGAATAAGCTAATTCCTTGGCTACATTTTTCGGGGATCTATTAAATAGCTCTCTTGCATTATCTTCTGTAATATCCAATACAGAAAGTTGCTCAAGAATAGATAAAGCAGTTCTTGCACTACCTTCAGCTTCTTTAGTAATTAGTTTCAATGCATCAATTTCGTATTCCAAAGATTCTTTTTCACAGACATTGGATAAAATAGAAATTAAGTCACTTTCACTTAGTTTTCTTAGGTTAAAGGTTTGACATCGAGTTCTGATAGCTCTCAATATTTTATTAGGTTCTGTGGTGCAAAAGAAAAACTTTACTACAGCCGGAGGCTCTTCAGTAATCTTAATTAATGAAGTTTGAGCTTGAGTTGTGAGCATATGACACTCATCTAATATGAATATTTTATATTTACCAGATATAGGAGATAATCGAGCTAATTGCAATATATTATCTCTAACATGATCAATGCCATTATTTACAGCGCAGTTGATTTCATAAACATCAGGATGAGCATCATTGATAATTGAAGTTTTTGTATCTTCATCATTACCAATCAAAGATATAGCAGCAACTCTTGCAAGGGTAGTTTTACCTGTACCAGGAGGTCCAGCAAGAATATAAGCATGAGAAGTTTTATTTAATTCAATCTGCTTTTGTAATATATTTGCAGATGGACCTTTTATATCTTCAAAGCAGCTTGGTCTATATTTATTGTAAAAACTCATTCTTGATCATCCATTGGAATTATTAATGGTAGTGTATCTTTTCCAAGAAGAGATGGCAAATTATCTTTGACTTCCCAATATGGACCAAAGCCAGTTCTGACAAAGTATTCAATAATAAAACCATAATCCATAACATCAAAAGATCTAATTTTGCCTTCTCCTTGCGGTGAAACAGAATAAAGACACTTAAAAATTATCCATTGTTTCTTAGAATCTTCAAGTTCTTCCCAAAGATCTTGATAAACAGCCAAACAATAATTCTTCATTTTATTTTGGGAAGAAATTATTTCTCTCACCCATGATTGAGTAACGCCACTCATTTGATAAGGAGCTGCTTTTTTAGGCTTGTAACCAATCATTTCAGCAAAGTAAATTTCATCAAGATTTACATATCCAATAAATGGAAAATATCTCTCTTGCAATTTCTTTGCTAATTCGTAATTATCTTTAGACTCTATGTATTCAATATTCATTTGTATAATCTTACCATAAGAGGATTATTCATGCATAGAGGATACAAAGTAGTTTCAGTCACCCCTGCAGGAAGAAAAAAATACCTTAGAATTTTACATAGCTATTTAATCAAATGTAGGCATATTATTGACGGGCATGTATTTTGGGTGCATACAAAAGAACCTGAAGATATTGAATATATGCAAAGTTTAGTAAATGAATATCCTGATTTTTACTCAATGCAGTATTTGCCAAATCATGATGAAATTACTTTTGATAATGTAAAAAATCAGATATTCAGATTCTTTGATTATACTAAAGATCCTAATACAATTTACGTAAGATTTGATGATGATATTGTTTTTATAGATGTGGATGAACTACAAAATTTTATTGATTTTAGAATTGATAATCCTGATAATTTTGTAGTGTTTGCAAACATCATAAATAATGGTATTTGCATGAAGCTACTGCAATCAGGAAGAGTTTTAAATCCAATACTACCTACATTAGAAATGAGGTTTGACAATCAGTCTTGGGGCAATTGGATATTTGCATATATCACTCATAAAGATTTTTATATGGATGTAAAATCAGGATATTTAGACAAATACAGATACCACTATGCAAATTTACCAGAACTTTCATATACGAGTATAAACTGTTTTTCATTCTTTGGTAGAGATTTTAAGAACTTCAATTATGATTTTGAATACAAAGACTTTACTATGACAGAAAACGGGAAAGAGTATTATCCTGACGAAGAAGTTTGGATTTCAGTGCTCAAACCTGAAAGAATTAAAAAGTTTAACGCTATTTATGGCGGGTTTGTTGTTTCACATTTTGCATTTGGTGTGCAAAGAATGTTGTTAGAAGCAACTGAAGATAATATCTGCTTGAGATTGTATGAAGATTTAGCTGGCTTAAAAGAATAAAGACCCCTGACAAGGGGTCTTTATTCTTAGAATGACAATTGAGTTACTGCCACTACTTGACCAGATTCATCCCTAACAGCAGTGGGGCCAGTATCAACACAGAAAACATCTTCTCTGCTAAATGGAATAAAGTCCATACATATCCTACTTACGATGTAATACACACCTTCTTCAGGCTCAGGAAGATTAATCACTTTGACAAATTGTGTTTCAGCAATTGGTATTCCAGCAACTTTTCCAATAATTGTTTGCTTGGTTTCTACATGACAAGGCTCATCTGCTTTAGGAAAAGTTCCATGTCCTGAAATTGTAATATCATGTCCTATCAGATTTACAAACTTCTTGAATTCTGAATACATTATTTCCCTGTGCTTCCCAATCCACCAGTTCTTGATTGATTAGCTGTTTTGGAAAACTCTTCAACCTCAACAAGATCATGTTCTGCGAGCTTAGCTACAACCATTTGAGCAATCCTATCTCCGTGATTGATAGCAAATGGCATTCTGTTATGATTGATAAGAATTACCTTAAGTTCGAAATTCTCACCATCACCAGAGTAATCACAATCAATAGTTCCAGGAGTGTTCAGTACAGTGACACCATGTTTTGCAGCCAAACCTGATCTTGGACGAATTTGAATTTCATATCCTTCTGGAATATTTACATTTAAACCAGTTGGAATGATTGCTGTGTTGTTAGGGTGAATCATCATCCCAGTTGTATAGTCAGGAATACAAGCACAAAGATCATATCCAGCAGCGCCTTCAGTAGCTTTCTTAGGAATTACTGCGCCTTCTTTAAAAGCTTTGATTTCAACTTTAGCTTTATAAGTGTTGATGGTATTTGTGTTTGTTACCGAAATAGTTCCACTTGCTGCTCTTGCCATTATTTAGCCTCTTCAGTTTCTTCTTCAATCATGATAGTTTGAGCATTGATTTCTTCATTTTCTGGGTTGAATACAAGAGTCAAAGGTGTTTCTCTTGATTTCAAATTTATAGCGAAGTTTATCAATTCTCTTCCTTCAAGATATCTTTTCATGTTTGTTATCTCTTTTATATCATCTAATGAAAGAGATGTCGTGTATATTCTTGAATTTTTTGTATCTTGTAATTGCAACCAAACGAATTGAGTGCTTTTTGGTTCATCATCAGTGCCCTCGTCTTCTTTAAGTGCTGCATCAAGTATCAAAACTTCTCTTGCTACTAAGTTTGCCATAAAAGGATTATATCTTTCTTTGCAATAAAAGTAAACTTATGTGGTACAAGAAAGCTCAAAATTATTACAGTAGCATGTTTGAAAATACTTTGAACAATGAGGAAAAAGCAGTATTTGATAAACTTATATCCTTGAGATCAAAAATTGCACAAGCAGCACAGTTAGTATATGACGAATGGGATCCAAGTGATGTAGATACATATGCTAACGGTGGAATATGTAACTTGATTGCTCCTGAAATAGCATCTGTAGTGCAAAAAGCTTTTCCAGAGTATATTGTTTTAACTGCTTTATATGAAAGCCCAAATCATGAATATGTACAGCTAATAATTGCATCAGATGAAGAGTTTTATGAAGAATCAATTGACAAAAATGTATCAGTTTTTGATATTGACATTCCTTACAACATTTACGAGATTCATAATTCAGAATATGATTGGTCAAAAATTGAAAATGTTACATTTGTTGAAAACGATGTAGTAATTGAAAAAAATTCTTATAGATTGTCAGACATTAGATACGATTAATAAAAAAAGAGGGGATTTCTCCCCTCTTTTTAGTTATGCACCACAGCTTTCACAATCTGGATTATCTAATGAACAAACTTTTGCTGAAAATTCATCAGCATCAAAATCTTTCATCTGTTCAACTTCTTTAGGCTTTTCAACTTCTTGTATAGTTGCAGCCGTCAAATCAATTCCAAGTCCCTTGAGTGCTTGTGCTTTTGGCTTGACACGAAGATAATACATTCCAGTTTTTAGACCTAATTTCCATCCGTACATATGAGCAGATGATAATTTAGATGGTGATGGATCTGACATAAACATATTTAGCGATTGTGACTGGTCGATGAAATATGAGCGATCACGGGCCATGTCAAGAAGTGACTTACCCTTCATCTCCCACACAGTCTTGTAAATATCTTTGATATCAGAAGGTATCTCAGGAATGTTTTGAACTGAACCATTTTCGCTGAATAATTTCAGTCTTACACTGTCATTCCATATATCAAGATTTGCAAGATCTTCTACCAAGTGCTTATTGATTACAGCATATTCACCACTCAAGGTATTACGCTTGTAAAGATTGGTAGTGAATGGCTCAAAACACTCATTGTTTCCAAGAATTTGAGCTGTCGAAGCTGTAGGCATTGGAGCAACAAGAAGTGAGTTCCTTAGGCCAAATTGCTTGATTTCTTCTTTGAGCGATACAAAATCCCACATACCGGAAAGATCATTTTCAGTAAGTCCCCAGAGGTCATATTGTAGTAAACCTTGAGATGCTGGAGATCCTTCAAAAGACGCATAAGAGCCATGTAACTTAGCCAAATCCTTAGATGCAGTGAGAGCAGCAAAGTAAATTGTTTCAAAGATATCCTTGTTTAACTTACGAGCTTCTTCAGATTCAAATGGTAAACCCATCATAACAAAAGTATCTGCCAAACCTTGAACACCAAGACCAATCGGACGATGCTTGTTATTTGAATTCTTTGTTTCAGGAGTTGGATAGTAATTTACATCAATAACCTGATTCAAGTTAATTGTTGCTTGGTAAACAACGTCATACAAGAACTTAAAATCATACTTGCGTAATTTCTTATCCTTCTCACGAACTTTGCCAGTTGGTATAACTACATACTTTGGCAAAGCAATAGAAGCAAGATTACAAACCGCAGTTTCGTTCTTATCTGTATACTCAATAATTTCAGTACAGAGATTTGAAGACTTGATTGTTCCAAGATTCTTCTGATTGCTCTTATAATTACACGCATCCTTGTAGAGCATATAAGGAGTACCAGTTTCTACTTGTGAATCAAGAATTTTTTCCCATAATTCACGAGCCTTGATAGTCTTTAATGCCTTACCTTCAGCTTCGTACTTTTCATAGAGCTCAGTAAAAGCTTTCTTATCCGGAGAATCATAAGCATCAATCAAACCTGGGACTTGATCAGGAGAGAATAAAGACCAAATACCATCAGCCTCTACACGCTTCATAAATAAATCAGGAATCCACATTGCTAAGAACAAGTCTCTGGCACGTAATTCTTCTTTGCCTTGATTCTTGCGAAGTTCCAGGAAGTCAAAGATATCACCATGCCAAGGCTCGAGATAAACAGCAATTGAACCTTTACGCTTTCCACCACCCTGGTCAACGTAACGTGCAGTCTCATTGAATACCTTAAGCATTGGGATAATTCCATTAGAGTATCCATTGGTGCCCTTGATATAACTACCCTTAGCACGAATCTTATGGATGTTGATACCAATTCCACCAGCAGATTGAGAAATTAATGCACAGTCAGAAAGTGTCTTGTAAATGCCTGGAATACTGTCATCATCAATATCAAGCAAGAAACAAGATGATAATTGAGGACGGTTAGTTGAAGCATTGAAAAGAGTTGGTGTGGCATGGGTAAACAATCCCTGAGACAGCATGTCATAGGTCTTCTGAACCATTTCCAAATTGTCACGCCAAATCCCAACAGCAACTCTCATATAAAGATGTTGTGGAGTTTCAGCTGCTTTACCATCTATCTTGAGAAGATAAGATTTCTTTAATGTCATGAATCCAAAATAGTCAAAATTGAAATCACGATCATGGACAATCATTCCATCCAATTGCTGTGAATGCTTTTGAATTACTTCATAAACTTCATCAGAAATCATCCCAGCTTTATCACCTGTCTTAGGGTTGATGTATTCATAAAGCTTTTTAGCAATTACTGAAAAATCTTTCTCTACATCTTTATATAAAGCTGTGATACCTATACGAGCTGCTAACTTACCAAAGTCAGGATGAACAGTAACCATTGAGGCAGCAGTTTCAGCGCTCAACTGATCAAGTTCAGCGCTGGAAACACCGTCATATAAACCAGAAACAACCTTTGTACTAACTTTATCTGGATCAACTCTTTCATTAAGCCCATAAGTGAGCTTCTTGATTCTTGAAGAAATCTTTTCTAACTTCAATGGTTCTTTATTACCATTGCGCTTTACAATATCCATCCTTAAAAGTCCTCATCAAACGAAATTTGTTCTTGAACTTCACCAACACGACTCTTGACATAGTCTGCCACTCTCTTCTCAAAGAAATTGGTTTTGTTCTGTAAAGCAATGTTAGCCATGAAGTCAAATGGGTTTTCGGAATTATATATCTTTCCGACCCCTAAATCAACTAATAGTCTATCAGAAACATACTCAAGATATTTCTGCATTAAATCTGAATTCATGCCAATCAAACTTACTGGCAAAGCATCAGTGATAAATTCTTTTTCAATTTCCAAAGCAGAACCAATAATTTCAATGATTCTTTCTCTTGAAAGTTTATTCTCAATGTGGTTATTGTAAAGATGTACAGCAAAGTCAGTGTGTAGACCCTCATCACGAGAAATCAACTCATTTGAGAATGAAAGACCTGGCATTTTGCCCATTTTCTTCAGCCAGAAAATAGAACAGAATGATCCAGAAAAGAAGATTCCTTCGACAGCTGCGAAAGCAATCAAACGCTCAGTAAAAGATTCAGATCCAATCCACTTAAGAGCCCATTCTGCCTTCTTCTGAATTGCTGGAAAGGTGTCAATTGCGTTAAAGAGGTAGTTCTGTTCGTCTTTGTCTTTTATGTATGTATCAATTAGAAGAGAGTAAGTTTCGGAGTGAATATTCTCCATCATGATCTGGAATCCGTAGAAAAACTTAGCTTCTGTATATTGAACTTCGGACACAAAGTTTTCTGCAAGATTTTCGTTTACAATTCCATCTGATGCAGCGAAGAAGGCAAGAACATGTTTGATAAAGTGCTTTTCGTTGTCAGATAAAGTCTGCCAATCAGTTGCGTCTTGTGCAAGATCAATTTCCTCTGCAGTCCAAAAGACCTGCTGTGCTTTCTTGTAATAATCCCATATATCGTGATGCTCGATTGGGAACAAAACGAATCGATTTCTGTTCTCTTCTAATATTTTTTCCATAATTTTGACAATAAAAAATATCATAAGGAAAAACCTTTGATATTTCTGTACCTCTCTTTTTTGTATTATTGGCTATTCTGATAAGTCTTGCAAGTTTTCAAGCGATAAATTCTTGAGTTTTTTAACTAAAGTATAAAGCCCTTTTGTAAGTAAATTATTTTCAACAATATATTTATATATTGCGTCTTTTAATATATCCTCATCAATATCAAATTCTCGTTCTAACTCTCTAATTATCTTGGTATGAGCCTTGTTTAAAACAGTTTGGCCAAGGTCATCTTTCACTTCCAAACCAAAAGGAAATATAGAGTCAGAGTTAGTTTTTATTAAAGGATTGATATCTGAACTTGCCAAAAGTAAGTCATTCCATGTATCAGTTTTAACATTATATTTATTCTGGGAAGAGGCAGAATTTTCCTGAGAAAATATCTTAACATCTGCTTCTCTTCCCACGAATTTAGACACGAGAATTTCGGAAAAAAGTAGCTTTTTTCTTTCAATCCAGTCGAAGTTGATCATAGTGCGTATTTGATATGAATTGCAAAAATTCTTGTGCAAACACCCTTGGCTTTTTTACCACCAATTTCAGCGTCGTATTCACTTTGCCTACAAACAAACACTTCGCCTTTAGACTTAATTTCAGCCTCAATAGAAGCTAATCTGAAAGCTTTCATAACAGAAGATAGCGCAGTAGGACCAACAGATAGCACATTGACATATTCATGCTCTTTTAAGACGTGAACAATGCTTCTTGATAAACCTACAGGGTCAGTAGGTCTCCTTGTTTCATCAGGATCATTTGGGTCTCCACCACGAGCCCTTAAGATTCTTGGATCTTTCTTTTGTCTCTTGTCGTTTTGATTTACTTTGAACTCATCATTGTTGTCGATCATAATTAACCTTCCAATCCTAAAAAGGACATTTTATTCTTTATGTTTTCAAGCGCTACTGAAAACTCTTCCACAGAACAATTATAAAGCTTAGCATCAAATTCTAAATTTATGTATTTATTTTTCACAGGACTACTTAAAGCTCTCTCGATAATCAGATTTTCTAAATCTGAAAGTTCAACTTGAAACAAGTCACCAATTTTATTATCATCTTTTATTTGATCATAAAAACAATTTTCATCGTCATCATTAGATTCTGGCATATAAACAGATAAAGCTCTCGGAGAAACCGTTTGATGGTGCGGATGTAATTCATTAAATCTATTGAATAGCATTGTTGAATGATGAGAAATCAAATGTTTTTTCACAACTTGTATTCTCTGTTTAAGAATACATTTGTAACAGCCTCCTGGTTTAGAATTTTCGCATTGTTCTAAGCATTCATAATTTCTTGGCATTTTGTGTTTTTTGCAAAATGGACATTTCACCAGATCAATCAAATTATAGTTTTGTTGTTTTAGGAAGTTCCAAAAAATATGCCTGTGACATTTAATTAAGTGAGTAGATAAAGGATTTACCCATTGCTCACAAATTGGACATTTTTGATATGGATTTCTTTTTGCAGCGTTATCTTTTTTTACTAAATTGATATAATTATGTTGCAATGCTCCAATGAAATAATTTTTGAATTCACCGGATCCATTGTATCTTGAAATTTTTCTTTTTGATCTTGGTTTCCAGTTTGTTAAAACATTGCAGAAAATTTTTATATATTCTATTTGAAAATCTTCTTGCGAGTCATACAAGTAGTGATACTGATTATACCACTCTTGCATATGCAGCATAGGTGGATATAATTTGCAAATATCTTTATAACTTCGATCAATCATGCTCTTATTATTAGTGAGCAAGCTTTTTTGATATTTTAATATCGCAATCTCTAAGTTTTCTTGAATTTTACTATTAGCAATTCTCAGATCATCAGCCACAATAAGTCCTCCACCAAGATAAGATTATTATGGCTGATAATTAAAATATTGTAAACTGCTAAATTACAGATATATCTTCAATAATCATGGTTAGCTTATTTGCGCCCATCCATGTGTCTATGTCGAGAGTGTAAACAACATCCACTTTTGCCCCAGCAGTTAGTTTGCTTGCAAGATGTCCTTTTCTCCAACCATTAGCAGGAACCCAAGATTTCTCTCCATCAGAAAGCTTAAGTTTCACATGTTTGTTATTAGAAAGAGTTTTGCACTCCACCACTTCAAGATTCTTCGTAATAAACACTGGATTAGTATTCATAGAGCCAAAAGGAGAAAGCTTTACTAATTCACCATATGTTTTTATATTAAGCTCTCTAAATGGCATTTTTGCATCTATTTCAATTACTTTTTCTGTAACAGGTTCACCAAGCTTGTTTGAAGCATATCTGTTCAATGCTTCTCTCATCAAAGGAAGATTTTTAATAGGTAATTCAAATCCAGCTGCAAAAGCATGTCCTCCCATAACTGGAGAACCATCATTTTTCTTCTTAAATAACTGGAGTGCTTCTTCTGACTTTAATGCTTCTAAAATATTGAAATCTGCTACAGATCTACATGACCCTTTAGCATATCCATCCTCTTTGAAAGAACACACAAGAGTTGGTTTGTGATAGAGTTCTGCTATTTTTCCTGCGATCAAGCCTATCAACCCTGGATGCCAATCATCTGCTCCAATTACAATAATATGTTCATTTACAAGGTCATAATGTTCTTCAACATATTCGATAGCTTTTGCAAATGCCTTTTCTTGTTGTTCTTGTCTCTTCTTGTTTGCATTATCTAAGGTAGAAGCAAGCATAGTGGCGGTGAAATCATCTTTTGCTAAAAACAAGCTTAATGCTGTTCCTGCATCTGCTAATCTTCCAATTGCATTAATTCTTGGTCCAATCTGAAATCCAATAGAGGTAGTAGTAACTTCCTTTACGCTTGCAATTCTTAGTAGCTCTTTGACACCAGGTTTATTTGATCTACCTAAGCATTGACACCCATAATTTACAATCACTCTATTTTCATCAAACATAGGAGCAACGTCAGCCACTGTACCAAGAGCAGCAAATTCAATTAATTCATTTACATACTCCATGACATTTAATTTACGGCTTTTTGCTAATCCCAACATTAATTTAAAAGCAATTCCACATCCAGCTAAATAGTCAAATGGATATCTTTTGAAATCTTCAGTGGCATGAGATTTAAAATGCTCACCTGGATATTTTGGATCATCTCTGTTTGGATTAACCACAGCAATACAATCAGGAATCTTTCCATCATCAGAAGGGTGGTGGTGGTCAGTGATGATTAGATCCAAGTTTTTACTTTTAGCATATTCAGCTGTTTCAAAAGCTAAGATTCCACAGTCAACAGAAATTAATAATTTAGCTTGTCGGCTTATTGCTTCATCAACAGAATGAGTTTTAATATCATAGCCATCTTCCATTCTGTGAGGGACTTTGTATTCAAGATCAGCGCCCATTTTCTGAAGCGCAGTTACAACAATAGCTGTTGATGTAATTCCATCAACATCGTAGTCACCCCAAACAAAAATCTTTTCTCCATTATCAATAGCTTGATTAATTCTTTTAATAGCTAATTGTGAATCTGGCAAAAGCATTGGGTTATGCAGAAGATTGATTTCTAAATTGAGAAACTTTTTTACTTTCTCTATAGAATCAATACCCCTTGCTACCATAACATTAGCTACACTTTGAGGTAGCTCCATTTCATACGATAATTCCCTGACAAGATTGATATCGCAAGGCTTAATTTTCCAAACAGTTTCAACATTAGACATTTATATATAATTCTTTCTTGTCATTCTCTATCATATTGGTTATTGCATTATCAAAAAAACTCATGTCGTATTTTCTTGCAAAATCATCAGGGTCCATTCCAAAAGGCAAATAAACTGTAAATGCATTCAAACCCCATTCAGTAACTTTGTCTACAATTTTCTTTGCTGCAATTTTACCTGGACCATCCGCATCCATTATCACAACTATGTTATCGCAAAATCTTGATGCTAAAGCTATTTGATGATCTGTAATTGCTGTTCCACATAAAGCTGCGACATTGCAAACACCATTGTCATAAAAGCTCAGCACATCAAAATAACCCTCTACCAATACAATGTAGTTTTTCTTTGCAATTTCATTTTTACTTACATCTAAAAAATAAAGATTTTTAGCTTTAGAATAAGGTTCATTAATCCATTTGCCTTTAGACCACTTGTTAATTCTATCTTGACATTTAGCTGGTTCATGTCCGTAAGATTCCCATAAGGCCTTAATTAATGATTCTTTTAAGTCTGGAATCTGTCTGCCAGCAAGAGCAATTGTGTTTCCGTATACATCTCTAATTGGAAGTATTATTCTGCCTCTCAACAGCGGAAATGTGTAATGAGAGTAAATTGGGCAAAAACCTATAAGATTTTGTCTAACAAGTTTTTTTGATAAACCACGGGAAAGATAATATTCTTGAGCAGTTTTGTTTTCACTTAAGTTTCTTATAAACTGTTGAAATGACAATTCTTTATCAGACATAAAATATTGTACCATCATAAAAATAATGGCCTCGATAAGAGGCCATTATTTTATAACATTTGCTTTGCAGCTTCTTCAAATGGAATACCATCATCGTCATCAAGATCATCATCTGAATCTTCAAGATCAGGTCCTTTTTGAATTGCTTCTTGCAGATCCAAAAGTGGTTTGCCAATTACCTTGAGTCTTCCACAGATATATTCAAATGCAGATGTTGAATTGTCTCCACGAGTTCTCTTTTCAGGAGCAGGTTGTGTAATGAGCAATCTACAGAACTCATAAGGGTCTTTTGATTCTACAACTTCACCTGTATCTGTATTGGTATAGATGAACTTCTTGCGAATTTCTTTAACATATTCAAAACCTTTAGCTTTGGCACGATAAAGAAATTCATCAATTGGATTAGTGGTTTCATCATCAGTGAACATAATTTTGAATTCACTTGTAAGACCTGGCGTACCATATCTTGTCTTAACAACTAAGACTTTTGATTTACCACCAATAATTACATCTCTGCCTTCTGCATCTTTTTTGGTAACTTGACCAGCAGCACCATTGATCTTATTGATCCAAAGTCGCATATGGGTAAAGTAATTCATGGCATTACCGCCAGAAGCAGTTTTAACCATAGAACCAGGCATCGCACCAGAACCCATGTAGAGCTGATTAATAAGAACTACAATTGTTCCAGATGCAGCTGTTTTTGCAGTAAGGTCTTTAGTAAGACGCTTGACAAAACGAGCATGAAGACCAATTGTTTGAACTTGCTCAAGAGACTTCTCAAGTTCATCATTAGGAATCATAGCTGAGATTGAATCAACTACAATAATTCCATAGTCTCCAGTTTCGACCATGAATTTAAGAAGTTCACCATACTTTTCAGCTGATCCAACATTTTCAATAAGAAGAAGTTGAGATGTATTTACTCCACATGAAACTGCTCTTTGAGGATAGTAAGAGTTTTCTACGTTGAAGAATACACATTTCTTGCCTTGCTTTTGAGCTTGTGCAATCAATTTGTATCCAAGCCAAGTTTTACCTGACTGTGATTCTCCACAAAACTCAATTAAGGTGCCAGTGGGAATTCCCATATTGGCACCTAAAATACTATCTACTTCAAATACACCAGTTGCAATGTATTCAATATGCTCATTGTCTCCAGTTTTGATGCTTTTTTCATCAATGCCAAGTGCTTTGAGTTTTTGTTTGAGTAAACGTTCTTGATCTTTGTCAATTACTTCGTTTAAATTATTTTTATTCATATTGCACCTATAAGAGGGATGGATTGCTCCATCCCTCCAATTTATTAGTCAGCCATCCATCCCATAGAGTCGTCGTCATCTTCGTCTTCGACTACTACAGGCTTAGGAGCAGGTTTAGCAGCTGCCTTTGCTGGTTTGACAGTGTAACCAGCATCATCATCTTCTTCAACTTGCTTTGACTTAACTACAGGCTTGGCATCGAGATCAGGCTGAATATCTTCATCAGCAAACTCATCTTTCAATTCAGCAGTGATAGCATCAACTTTCTGATTCTTGATAGGAGTGTGCTTGAAAATCTTATGTAGAGGATATCCATAAAAATAGAAATCTTCCCATTCAGGCATGTAAGGATCGGTCTTAGCATCTTTGATATAAGACGCTCTCTCATCAGCCAATTCTTGAGGTGATGGTTCGCCACAACGTCGAAGCTGCTCAATCATCTCATCGGTGATATAAGTAGACTTAGGGTCATAGCTAACCTTGTATTCAACTGACTTTGGACCTTCAAGGCCAGTTGCTTCAGCTGTGATACGAACGCAAGGAGAATTGCGAGTACCAAAGTGGCGTGGATCATCATCATCCAAATCTTCATTGGTGTAACGATCAATTTGCTCCTTAGCAATATCACGGAAGATAGACTTGCCCTTCTTAAGGACCTTTACTACCCATGATCCATCATCTTGCTTCTCAAGACAATTTTGCGCATATTGGGTTGTAGAAATATATCCGAGCTTCTTCCAAGGACAATTGGTAGGTTCGTCATCATTGCCAATGCGAGTAAATGACTTGTTTACATCTGCATCAGGGAATGGAACACGAATTGTCTTACCCTTGAGACGTGGATCATTGTCAGGATTTGGAACATACTGCTTGTCTACATACTCAGTGAACTCGTATGGGTCACCAACAAGCTTAAGTTTACGAGTGACTTTCTTTTGTTCCTTGACAGAAAGATTGACCATCATTTCTGACCATTTTGGGAAGTTGTTGCTGGAGTTGCGCTGAGCAACTGGAGCAACAAGTTGAGAGGATGAAACTCTTCTAATTGACATTTATGTTTCCTTCTTTTTGGGGACTTCGTCCCGCTGTTCTTATATTACCATTGATTTTAGACTGTGCAAGCGACTCTGGAAGATAATTATCTTCTATTTCGAGTTCTAATTTCAGTACTGTTGTTGATATTCGCAACTCTTGAGTTATTGTCCTTGAATAACGAAGACAGGCCCTCAGAATTGAAATTAGAATTGATTCTTGCAAGTGCCTGATGCTCTCTCAACATTCTATCCATTTGAGATGCAGCAAAATCAATATTTTTCAAAACACTTTCAAGATAAGACAGTAATCTTCTGGCATGAGTACAAGCAAGTGAAAATGGTTGCACAGTAAATGTTGCAATTGCATTTTTATCAACCGCAGTGCCACCTGCTAAACGAGCTGCAATATCCTTAAGTGTTTTTTGAGCTTGAGATAACATTTCATGATGTGCATAGACAACATTAATGATCTCGGTTATTCTATTCCTGTACTGTATTTGCATGGAATAGAACTTTGCATGTGAGTCAAAATCAAAATCATCTTTGTTTGGAATACCTATGTTCCAACCTTTGATCTCTTTTCTAATATCTAACTCATCGTAAACTGGTAGAGACTGAATTGCTTCTTGCCAGTTATCTACTTCTTTGGCAAACCCCTCTTCAGTTACTCCCTTAATTCTTTCAATGATTTTTTTTGAAAAGTCAGGATCAGTGTAAACAATTGATTCTGGGCTGGGCTTCCAATCTAATTCTGCAAGAATTATTGTATCTTGCTCATTGTCTAAGTAGTCATCGTCAAAATCATTCATTTCTTTTCCTCAATCAAAAAGACTATCATCAAAAATCTTAGAATTTTTACTTTGCTGAGATTGTACCCCAGAATCTCTTTTCCTGCTATTTATATCATTAAGAGAAAGTGAACTTTTCTCCCTTAATTTTTGCAATCTAATAGCATTCTTCTCTTCTTTATTTCGATCTAAAACTAATTCGTCCCAGAACTCCATAAAATCTTCAAGATATGTAAATTGCTCACTTATACCTAATGAATCAAGAGCTCCAAATTCACATAAGGCTTGTATAGTTTGTCTATTGGGCCTTGCACGATAAGCCAGATCCTTGATATCTTCATATGGCTGACCTACAACAATTTCTTCAGCTCTGGTTCCTACGCCTTTGATTGCAGAAAGAGGCAATAGAATCTCACCCTTTTTATTAACAGTGGTTTCTACTCCTGATTCATTAACGTCAGGTTCTTTTACTGGAATCTTGTCAAAAGCACAATCTTTTAATAATATTGCAAGCTTATCTTCATCAAGTCTATCAATTTGAATACAAGCAGCAAGCCATTCTGAAGGATAATAATATCTTAAATACGCAGTCCAGTAAGAAAGAAGAGCGTAAGAACAAGCATGACTCCTATTAAATGCATATCCTCCAAATTTAGCCATCAATGCTAAAACTTCATCAACCACTTCTTCATCAATTCCGTTTACCAAACTTTTAGTCTTGAAAAGTTCGCAAGCTTCATCAAAATCTTTACCAGACTTTTTAGAAATTGCTTTTCTTAACTTGTCTACCTCTGCCCATGAGAATCCAGCCATATCACGAGCCAAGAACATAGCTTGCTCTTGATAAACCATAATTCCGTAAGTAACAGAAAGATGTTTTTCTATAATTGGATGAGCATACTCTACAGAATCTGGATTTTTCTTACCTAAAGCATATTGAGAAATATATTCCATAGGACCAGGTCTGTACAAAGCAGCCACAGCAATAAGGTCTTCTATGCTTGATGCTTCCACTTCTTTCAAAGCTTGTTGCATGCCCTTAGAAGCAAACTGAAAAACAGATGCTGTTTTACCTTTTGAATAAATATTCTTGAATATTTTTGGATCTTCAAGATTTATGTCTTTAAATTGTAATTTTTTACCATACAGTCTTTGGATATGTCTCAAGCAAATCGATATCTGATGAAAAGCTGCTAATCCTAAAAAGTCATACTTTACCAATCCCATTCTTTCGACATTTTTCATATCATAAGCAGAACAGAGATTGCCTTTAGAGTTTTCTATAGGAGTATGTAAATAAACAGGCTCAGAAGACACCAAAACACCACTTGCATGAACGCCAAAGTTTGAGATAGTGCCCACCAAATGTATGGCATTATCAATCTCATTCTTCCAAGAGCGATAATAAAGGGCAAATTCTGGAACTTCTTGTAAAGTGTCTTCAATTGTAGATCCTGGTTTTTTAGAAATTAATGCTGATATCTTAAGAGCTTCATTATGAAATGTGTCTGGGTATTTTGCTTGAAATCTTTCTGAAGCTTTCAAACAACCCACTACCGCAGCCTTAGCGCCATATCTACCCCATGTTCCAATCTGAGCAACATGATTATCGCCGAAACGATCTTTGGTCCAATCAATTACTTCAGATCTTCTGGAATCATCAATGTCAGTATCAACATCGGGAAGTGCTGCTACTTTGGAAATCTTCATAGATTGTTCTGGGATATCGTTTGTAATACCCATAACTACATTCATCCAAAGTTGGCTGTCATTTGTCTTGTTCTTAATTCCAAGTTTGTAAAGAGTATAAATATATGCAGATAGACCTTGGTTTTCAAGCACCCAAAGTTCTTTTTCTATAATTGGTTCATGTTGAGCAAAATCAGGATTTTGTGCCAGCCAAGCTTTAGCATATTTACGCAAAGTCTTAGAGCATGCAAAATTGTCTAAATGACCATATTTTTCTCGCCACTCAGATACAGGAAACTCAGGATTGTCAATTTTATACTGGGTTCCTCTTCCTGGATTAAGAAATCTCTCAAACATAAGATTCCAACGCACAGGGTCAACATTGCAAACTTCCAGGCAGAAGTTTACTAAAGAACCAACGCCAGAACCACGAATGCCGTAATTGATTTCTCTACCTTTCATAAACTCAACCATTTCACGTTGAATTAAGAAGTAGTCAGTTACACCCATGTACCAGATTTGTGTCAATTCAGAATGCAAACGAGCTAAGTATTTCTTATTGTCACTAAGGCCAGCTTGCTTTAAACCATTCAAACATAAATATGCCAAATAAGCTTCGTTTGATTGGTGGTAGGGCAATTTACTTTTCCAGAAGTTATTGAATGGAACATCGGAAAATGGAATGTTAGCAGATGGCAAAAGGTGAGGAACGTCAAGTTTGAAAAAATCATCAACCTTTTCTGATATCAACACTGAATTTCTTAAGGCTTCAGGTATCTTGCCAAAAATCTTGTTCATATCATCAAAAGATTTTAAGAAGAATTGATGAGATGAATAAGCTTCCTTTTTACCACCTTTTTTGTCAACACCAGATCGAGCTTCACGTTGATCTCGCATTTGGATAAGAACATCATGAAGTTCCCAATCAAACTTATCTAAATAATGCACATCGTTAGAAGCAACAGTGGGAACATCATATCTTTTGGCAAGTTCAAGCAAATGATTCATATTGTGCTTTTGTTCTTCAATTCCATGATATTGAAGTTCGACATAATAATTGTCGCCAAAAACATTCTTGAATCTATCTACTACAGAATTAGCTTTGTCAAAATCTTCCTTGATTAATGCTTGATTAACTTCAGATGCCAGACAGCCAGATAAAGCTATAACACCCTCAGAATGCTTTTCTATACATCCCCAATCAACTCTTGGAGAATAATAAAAAGCATCTGGATCATTACCTAAAGCTGATAAGGAAAGCAGATTCTTGTAACCTATTTCGTTTTGAGCAAGAAGAGTTAAGTGATTAAGTTTTCTTCTTCTGCCATCGTCATCTTTGGATTTGTCAAATCTATCTTGACAAGTGTAAACCTCAATGCCAACGATAGGCTTGATAGGGGCATGATCTCCGTAGCCTTTGCAAGCTTCTACAAACTCTACAGCACCACCCATTTTTCCATGGTCAGTGATAGCTGTGGCTCTAAAACCCATCTCACGAGCCTTCATAGCATAATTTTTAGGTGAAGGAAGAGCGTCTTGTATAGAAAAGTGAGTATGGGCGTGAAGATGCACGAAGTCTTTATTGTTACACATATATTCCCCTTAGTAAGCGCCGTTTTCACAGTCATACACTTACAGATGATAGGCTAATTTTGATGATACCTTTTGGGCTCAAGAATTGCAAATAACAATTTGTCATTTCTCTTTAGCTCATCAGGTCGTTTTTTAATTGGTAATCTTTTGAAAATTAATTCATAAGAATTTGGGCTTTGTCTTACTAATTTGTATTTATTATCAGACAACAATATTTTATGCGCCCATGGTTCCTTTGTACTTTGCATAATGGAACATAGACGCTCTCTGCTGTGGTCTTCAGCAATTACCTGATGATTAGTTTTTGTGTTAATGTAGACACAATTCTTAATTGCATTTCTGATAGCACTTTCGCTAATTCCAAGATTACCGATCAATGAATAGAAAGATAAAGGGCGAGAGTCATGGTATCTTCCAGCTACAATAGAGATAAGCAGCTCACGAAGTTCTTTTGAAGTGCCATTTAGAGCAGTTTTAGGTAGTAAAACAGGCTGGACACGAGTAACTTTTGGCTTTAATCTTTTAGTTATGTTGTTAATTGAAAGAAGACCTATTTGTCTTTTTCCATGTTTGCCAAAAGGTTTTCTCCAATAAAGGCCTGTTCCTTTTTCTATTTTAGAATAGATGTAATTGGATCTTAAGCCGAACATTTTATTGCCAAAAGAAATTAGTGATTTTATATCGATAATTCCACTATTAGCATTATCAATATCTTTAGAAATCAACCAAAGAAGAAAAATATCATCTTCCTTATTTTTGATTACCTCAGAAATAATCTCAGGATATACGACAAAATAATCACTGTTCATTCCAAATCTCTGAAAACCTTGCTAATTCTCTTTCAACCCCAGAACGCACTATAAATTTCTCTAACTCAATATCATCTAATTCTGGATAAGAAGCTAAAAGTAATGTTTTTACAATATGGTATCTTTTAGCTCCATTGCCAGTAAGAATTACATTTACTGAAATCTCTTCAGGTGAGTTTTCAATTGCTTCGTTGAGTTTTTTCAATATATCAGTGACAGGAGCTTTTGTGAAATCTAAATCATGCATGGTGCTTTGACCTCATCATATCAGACAATTTTTTCCATAAATCATTTATGCCTTTAAAATCATTTGAGTTTATCTTGTTTTCTAAATCTTGATAAACACTGTCGATCCATTGCATGTCTTTTTCATTGAAGTTGTTTTTTCTAAGATATTTTTTAGTTCTATGTGAAAAAGCAATAAGGAACCCTACTTCAGAAAGACCACCTGGATATCTTGAAGTATTTTCCAATTCAAAATATCTATTGATAGAATTATTCAAATCCCTAATTAGAGTTTTAATATCAAGATTAACTAATTCTATATCTATGTTTGCAAAGTTAGCAAGTTTCTGAATTGTTTCAACAAATGTCAAGCCTTCTACAGCTTGAACTAAATTGATTACATTGCCTTTAGCTCCACAACCAAAACAATTATATAAATTGTCATTCGTATTTACGCCAAAAGAGGGACTTGAATCAGCATGGTAAGGCATAGGGCAATTTGTATTACCCCAATTTGTAGTGCGATTATAAATGAAATAGGAGTCATATTCTGACTCCATGTATTCTTCTATCCTCACTGTTTTAACAAGTAAATCAATGAAGTTTTTATCTATTTTTGTCATTTTATAATTACCCAATCAGGGACATCAATTTCTTCATCAACAAAAATGTTCACTGGCTCGTCATCATCTTCTTCTATCTGAGATTCTTTATCTTGATTTTTAGAACCAATAGGAGTTTTCCCAGAATCTTTAATAGATGAAGTAGTGGTAACTGTCCCACCTTTAGAAATAGCATGCATAGACATTATTTGTTCTTGTTCTTGCAATGACAATTCTTCCACTTTGTTATAATCAGGATTCATTCTAATAGGAAAAGGATGAAACCAAGCATCACGCATTTTCACAGGATGCAAAACACAGTAACCTTCTTCTCGATTAGGTTCCATAGCTATTGCATAAGTACAAAGGTGCATTAAGTTTTGACCACCAGATGCTGCTGCTTGGTCATAGCTCATAAACTTATTAGCCTCTTTTTGCTTTCGTGAATCTCTAATTGTTTCACGGTTAATTTGCTGAGCAGTGATAATTGGTATATTGTATCTTTTTGCCATGATAAATAATTGAGATATTGCTTTTGATTGCAATTCCCAATCTTTAGTTATGCCAGTAGGATTACGAATAGTCATGTTTCCAATGTAGTCAACAACAAGAAGATCTGGTTTTCCTTTTGTAGCAATAAGATCTCGTATTCGTGAATCAATATACTCAGGCGTAGGATCTTCCATATTAACATCATATTCAAAATATGGTCCCTCTTTAGATGAATTAAGGCCATCTAAAATTACCCTTAATTCATCTGGAGAAATATTGTTATCTTTGAGCTGGCTGTAAGGAATTTCAAATGACAAAGAAATATGTCTCAGCAAACAAAGCCAAGAGTTCATTTCAAAAGACATGTATAGTACTTTTTTGCCACAATTCTTATTAGCATGCATAGCTGAATTAAGTAGCATGACAGACTTACCACCAGAAGAAGGTGCAAGAAAAACAATAATTTGTCCTGGCAACCAACCAAAAGTTTTAGTATCAATGTTGCTTACGCCACATTCGATTCCTCTGAAAAGCTCTGGATGATTTACTCTTTTGTCAAACTCTGACTTGAAATAATCAGAAGACTCATTTACATCAAAGTTATGGCGATCAGCACCTATTTCATTCTTTTCTTGTTGAATTGCTTCTAAACTATCTTGAATTACTTTGACAGTGGAATCTAATCCACTGTCATTATATTTCTCATTAATATCAGAAAGCATTCCAGACAATAATTGATGACATCTTGCTTCTTTAAGTTGAGATGTTAATTCAAAAAAGTCATTCTCATCAATATCTAAATCTTGGATTTCTGTCCAAACTGAAAATATTTTAGCTCTAACTTTTTCACTAACTTTTTTCTCATTAAGTTTAGATTCAAGAACAAAAGTGGTGAACAAACTTCCGCCACTTGCAGACCAATAATTGTGAATAAGTTTGAATAAAGCATTGGTGTATGAATGCTTTTCGCCATCTTCAATAGAATCAAAATGCTCTTTTGTAATTTGGCGAGACAAAAGTTTATCCATGTTTTTCGAGTTGCGAGAAACTTGGGCAAGTATTTTAAGCTCTAATTCTAATTTTGAGAGATTCATATGTCTACTTTATAGCATGAGGAAGTTGGATCGTCAAGCAGGAGCTTATCAGTGAAGTCCAGCCAGAACCACCTTCAATTTTTGTAATATCGCCAAACACCATTATAAATGTAGGCTTTCCAGAATTGGATCTTGCTTTGCCAATTCTGTCTAATTGAATTGCTACATGAGGCTGAGTTATATTAAAACTTTGAACGCCATCTATAGCTATGAAATCAAGTTCTTTGAATTCTTCTACAAGCTCAGTAACTTCATCTTTTCTGTTGTAATCAATCAAAGTTTCTAAAAGTTCAGACCAGTCATAATATTTAGCAGTGAGTTGCTTTCTAATAGCATGTTGAACCATTACACTTGCAATAAAAGTTTTACCACTTCCAGTATTTCCTACAAATTGCAAAGAATGAAGACTATCTCTTTGATTTGTATTGTGTTTGATCTTTGGGCAAAGATTTCTGCAAATGTTAGAGATATTCTTTTCGTAGAATTTGAGAACTCTAATAATTTCTTGGCTTGATCTGTTTTGGAAGTTTGTATCCATATCAGAATTGTTGTGTCTTGTTTCCCAATCATCTAAAGTTTTGCCAATATATTTATTAGGAACATTAGATTTCTTGAAAATACTTAATAGCCATTTCTCTTTTGCACAACTACACATAGAAGTGGTTGAATCGCTATTTGTGATATAGCCTGTGTATTGGCATGAAAAACATCCTTTGCCTTCAGCTTTTCTTTGACGATAAGCTTTTTCTTTAGCTTTGGAGGTAAAATCAAATCCGAATAATTTATTTATCTGATCAGAGCTATCCACTATAAATCATCCTCATCATAATTGGGTCTACAATATTTTACCTCGCTTTTAGATGCATTGCGAGCTCTTTCTGATGCCCAACTTCTGAGGAAGTCTATCTCTCTTTTCATCATTACACTAATAGGTACAGTGTTTTTAATAGCTAAAATTATATCTTTTGTATCTATATCTCTTTTGTTATCAGAGAATGCTTCGTACATTGCAGCCTCGATACATGACTCAATTTCTGCGCCAGTATATTTTTCTGACACATCTATCAATCTTTGCAAATCAAACTTGTTTACATTTCTCTGTCTTTTGGTTAAGTGAATTTCAAATATCTTTCGTCTTTCTTCTTTATTGGGAAGATCTACAAAAAATATTTCATCAAATCTACCTTTTCTTAGTAATTCTGGGGGAAGATTTGATACATCATTAGCAGTGGCAACAACAAAAACAGGAGCACTTCTATCTTGCATCCAGGTGAGCCATGTTCCTAAAACTCTTGATGTTGTTCCGCCATCTGTAATGCCAGAAGATTTGCTGCCAGATAAGCCTTTATCAATTTCATCACACCAAAGAATACATGGTGCAACAGACTCAACAATCTTGAATATTTGTCTCATGTTGTTTTCAGAGGAGCCTACAATTCCTGAAAACACTTTGCCCATATCTAACTTTATAAGAGGAAAATTCCAGAACGATGAAATGCCTTTTGCAAATAAACTTTTTCCAGCTCCTTGAACACCTACTAACAAAATGCCTTTAGGATTAGCTGGCAGTCCATAGTCCATAGCTTCTTGGGTAAAAGCAAATTCTCTTTTCTCAAGCCATTCTTTAAGTCCATCTAAGCCACCAATTTTGTTCATGGAAGTGTCAGAACTAATCCATTCCAAAAGGCCTGATTTTCTAATGATATCTTTTTTGTGATCAGAAATGATATCTGGCATTAGCTTGGGATATTTGATCATACAATAAGCACAAACTTGCTCACATTCAATTAATGTAAGGCCTCTAAATGAGTTTGTGATTTGTTCTAATTCTTCATCAGGATATTGAGTTTGAAATCTTTCTGCAAGTTCTCTTCTTTGAGATGCTCTTTGTAAAAGATCTTTAATTTTGCTTTCAATATCTGTTTTTTCTGGAAGGGGCCAATCAACTATGTGGATGATTTTTTCAAGATCTGTAGGCAAATCGTAGCTGTTGGAAAGAATAATTATTGATTTGTTTTCAGTGGTAAATTGATGAGATAAGTTTTTTATATGCCGTAAGATTTTTTGTTCAACTTGCCCACGATAATTAGGAGAACCAAAAAACTTATTAAAATCTTTAAGAACAAGAATGGCAAATTTATTTTTTGGAACAATAAGATCTTCAAACCAAGCTAATACTTCTTCTTGGTCGAGTTTAGTTTCTTTAGAATTAGTAGGCAAAAATTCGGGATACTTAGAATGCAGACCCTTGATTATGTCCCAATTTAATAAATCCCAAGAAGTATCGGCCTTGGAGCATAAACTGTCCAAAGCCGATATGACACGATGTTCCTCCTGAGATACAATATTAATTATTGTTCTTTTTGATCTGAGTAAAAGTTCAGTCTCTTCTATTGCATCTAAGTAATTTTTGCCAAACATCTATCTCTTTACAAAATTATCCAAGACATATTGCAAATCTCCAGAATAATCTTTGTCCCTCCACCAAGGTTCGTTGCCATATCTTTCCTTAAGCTTAGGAAATCTATCTCGCCAATCCATCATTTTAAACCCATCTAAATAGGGTGATCTGTTTATAGATCTCTGCACCATTCTTGAAAGATGAGCTTGTTCAACAGGGGATCCGGTCATTAGTTGGTCTACAAGCATAGATATGCCTTTAGCCATCTCTTCGTCGTCCAGTTCCTTAATATTGATGAAATAACTTGCTGCTATAGGTATCCCATATACAGAAAATAATTCCATGTTCTTACCTTCTTTGGCAAGATTCAAGAAATCCTCGTAGATTGGTATAGCATTCATGGATTTTGCCTTGTTTTTTATTGAATTTTGAAAATAAATGTTCAAATAAGCTCTTAAAGTGACAAGAACAAAGTTACCTGACTTTTTCATGATATTTTCTTTATTTAGAAAACACCAGTCAATATATTTCTTAGTCCAAACTTTAATTTCCAGATCATTTGAGTCCATGAAATCCATAATTTCATTTATTACTGTGCAATCTGAAGAATATGTTTTGCGATAAGTGCCATCAAAATGCTTCTTATAAGTTTCAGCAAAATAATCTACAAATGTTCGAGTATTCCATGTATTAGCATCTTCAGGTATTTCAATCGCAGGTTTGGGCAAGAGATTGCTTTTCTTAGCTCTTTTGTTAGCTGAGAATGGATTTGAAATCTCTGACTGTGATGGAACATTCATTCTGTATAAATCCAGGACCATTTGATAGGTAGTATCCAATTCTGCTTTTTTTATCATTACAAGTCAAGCATATCATCATATTTCATTTCTGCAACAGATGATTCTGACGATGCACTGTCCTTCGAAACATAAATAATTTTCTTAGCAATCTTCCCAAACATCTCTGCTCTATGGGTAATAAAAATAATCTGAATATCTGTTTCCTCTATATAAGAATCCATAAATTCAATCAAATTATCCATCTTCATGTCTGCAGAAAGAGATGACCATGTTTCATCAAGCACAATCACTCCCCTGTAGCCATAAAATTTCAAGAAAGCTAATCTTAGAAGAACACTGATAACTTCTTTCAATCCACCACCACGAGCACTTATAGATGTAGTTATTCTATTGTCACCCAAGCCACTCGTAACTGAAGGAGTGATATTGAAAGCTCCACGTTCACCTTTTTCAATAGCTTTATCATTGTATTTAAATGAAAACTCGTAATCAAAACCATAAATTGATTTCATGGCTAAGGTAATCATAGACTCAATTGTGCCTATGGTTGCTTCACGAGTTTCAGCTGCTTGTGCCTTAAGTAAGATACTGGCTTTATCGTAAATTACTTTTTTAATTTTGAGATCTTCTAAACTTACTCTTTCATTTTCAAGATTTTCCATATCCTTGTCTCTTGAAAATATTTTTGAGTTTAGTTTCTTCTCAATATCTTTGGTTCCTAATTTTAATTCATTAATTGTCATTTTCTTCAGTCAACTTTTTGTATGCCTTGATAGCTTCATTGATAAGTTGATTCACTTCATCATTTTTCTCATCATAAAGAGTAGACAGTTCATTAGGTTTACATCCATAATCGTTGAGGCACTTATTCCTCAATATTTCAAACTCAGCTTTTATGTCTGTAATATTTTGATTGTAAACATCAATTTTGCCTGAAGAAGCATCAATAGCTTTCTTCAATTCTTTTACTTTAGCGGTAACTTGTTCAACAGTGTATTGTTCCAATTAAATATCCTCCAATTTCAAGTCTGAGTTTACTATAGTCAACTCTTCTACAGCAACGTCTATCACTTCTTTTTCAGCATTTTTATTTTCACCAAACGCTCTAAAAGAAAGAATCTTGTCATCAATAACAGTGCATGCCCAGTTGTCAGCTCTTATAGAATTAACAATCTTTGTAAATTCTTGAACTTCTTTCTTTTGCTCTTTCACATTATTGATTTCTTCAATTTTGAAAACTTCAGAATAATGTTTTGCACTTGGTAAATATAAATAATCTTGTTTGTAAATTGTGCCATCAAGATCATAGGACAAAAGATAAACTTTGATGTCCCTGGATAAATTGTCTTTAGATGCTGAATATCTTCCAATAGCTCCAGGATTTACGAATATAGCTCCATCATTTCTAATTTTGCTCATAGGATGATGTATATGACCAGATATCACCATTTTAGTATCTTTGTGCAATGGGATGTCATCAAACAATACTAACTTATCAGCAAATCTTGAATCTAATACATCTACAATTGAAGCGTGACAAGCCCATATCATAGCTGGGTAATTTTTCAGCATTCCATTCTTGATATTGTCATCAAGTTCTGGATCGAAATGAGCAAAAGCAATGCCTAATTCTTCGACATAATCTTCTTTCAACAAGACTCCAGCATTGATCAATGTACCAAGACTTGATTTGTCTAAAGAAAAAGAAGATTGAATGTCATGATTACCCACAACAACATAAATTGGAAAAGGCCATTTAGTGCCATCTTCTTGTGATTTTAAAATGTTTAAGGCTCCATTTCTTGCTAATGGGCCTTCTTCTCTAACATCAAAAACATCACCTAATAGAACAACAGCATTTACTTTATGTTTGATGCCTAATTCTAAACAATCTTTTAATTTGTTCAGAGTAGCTTCAAGATAATTGTCTTTTCTATTTACTGGTGTCTTGGCTGATATATGATTATCGCCAACAAATAAAACATTTAATTTCATATTTCTTGACCACCAAACTTATTGCATTCGCTGCAATACCATCCATTATCAATAATAATTTTTTGATAGTTTTCAAGACTTGATTCATTGTTTTTAATCAAGGTTTTTTCTTGCTTGATCTTCTCTTGCAATTCATATATTCTATGGT